CAACCGGCACAACCTGCCCACCCTGCTCAGCGAGGCAAGACTTAGAGAACTCCCACACACCAAACGTGTCAGCCTTAGCTGACGATGAAGTGACTAGGAAACCGAAGAACGCTGGGATAAAAACTAGATATCGGGAAACTCGACCCAAACCTGATTTGCTTCGTCCCACAGATAATCTTTCCCATCCGCAGGGTACGCAATCGGTGCTTGCCAATCATAGTTTGCATCCAACGACCAAGACGCAAACGGCTGAGGTGCGATGAACACGTCAGCAGTTGCATCGTACGAGTAACCGATACCTGCATACTGTTTTCTGAAACCGTTAGTTGCAGCATTAAAAGAAGTTTGAACCCATGTGCCACCAAACAAATTTTGACAAAACTCTGAACCTCTAGATTCAACTTCAACACCGTCAACAAGTAGTTCGTTGTTGTTTACAACGATTACTTGAGTTATTACTCCATTGACTATTTGTGCAAAATGCGCCATCAGAACGTAATGCTTCCTGAACCCGTGAATGTGTAAACATGATAACCAGGACGTGAACTTGAACTATAAGTTGGTGAACCAGTAGTTGAAGTTGCTGCTAAGAAATCCTGTGAATAAGCGATGATGACCACACCCGAACCACCAGCACCACCAGCACCATTTGATCCACCGCCACCTCCACCGCCACCAGTATTTGCTGTACCAGCAGCACCAGCACCAGTTGAACCTGCACCACCACCACCGGTTGCAGAACCACCGATATTGTTTTGAGCACCACCGCCACCACCACCAGCCCTAGTAGTAGCAGAACCATCTATCGAAGACGATGTGCCTGCTCCACCAGCACCAGCATTAGAACTAGTTGAGTTACCACCGACACTTGAAGCACCACCACCACCGCCACCACCGAAAGGCGCACCTTCTGCGCCACCGTTGTAACCAGAACCGCCATTGTTTCCTTGACCACCTGTGCCAGAACCAGGACTACTTCCGTGGTATGCACCGCCACCTGAACCACCATTACCGCCGTTGGTTACAGACGAGCCACGACCACCTTTACCACCGCCAGTAGATGTTATTGAACTGAAAACCGAGTTTGATCCATTGGTGTCTTGAGCTCCACCACCGCCGACAGTCACCGTATTCGATACTCCAGCAGTTACAGAAAAAGATGAGCTTGTCAGATATCCACCAGCACCACCACCACCACCAGTTCTGTCGGCTGCGTTACCACCGCCACCACCACCAGCAATAACCAGATATTCAACAGTTGTTGGTGCACTAGCACCCGCACCCACTCCAGCGAAGATTTGCATGACGTTATGCGGTTACGTTGCCGACCATAATCCAAGCGTCGGTATCCCACTTGAGTACGGTACAAACAGCGTATTGAGTTGTGAGTTTAAGTTTGCCACCAGCAGAACGAATCACAGCTGTACCACCAGCAGCAAAAGTTGCGGTACCGGTACCAAGCAACATGAAGTTGAGTTGGTCACCAATAGCGAATGCGGTTGTTGCGTTCGCTGGGATAGTGATTGTTTGCGCTGCTGCATTATTCAACGTCGTCAACTGACCAACCTGTGCGGTGCCAGGTGTGTAGGCCGTACCGGTTTGGGCGTTAACAGTTATGAGGCTGTTTGACAACGCTGACATTGATGCTGCGGTGAGGGTATCACCAGGTGAGAATGTTGGACGTACTGCCATAATGCTCCTATGTTAGCCGATTGAAGTTTACGCTAGACCCTTAGTGTCATCATTCAGTTCATCGGTGTCAAGGATGAAATATGTGTAGATGCGAGTTGGGTTGGGGTAAAGGGTGACGATGTGACGGTCTGGGGTGATGTCATGGCTAATGCCTTCGAGTGCCATGACTTGTGTGACTGTTGATGGGGTTGAGTTCGGGAAGCTTTTGGTGACTGATAGTTGTGAGCCTATGTCGAGCGAAGCGACGATGTTTCTTTGTGTGTCCGTTAGCCCGTTCATGATGATTTGGATGTTGCCAAACCAGAACGCAGGTACAGGACGAACTAGATATTCAGCGAGCAAAGCAGCATCTTCAAGAGTTGCGAGGAGGGTGATAACAACCGGTGTTTCCTGCACACCATATTCAGCTACCGATTCAGAAACTATCCCTTGGGCATATTCGATTGTCGTGGCAAGAGTGCCTGCTGTTGGTGCTGGTGGGGCGATACCTACGTTGACCACGTTCACGACTGAAGGGTTTAGGGGGGTGAACTCGTTAGGTCGTGAAGCGGTAGGGATAACGAATGAGTCTTCAAGTGTTCCCGCTGCACCGATGGTTTGATTGGATACTGCAAATGGCATCAGTTGCTCACAATGTCAAAGGTCGTGTATGGGATTGCTGTTCCACCTGTGTCGGAAAGGCTTGCGTTTATGGACTGCGGTTCGCCTACAAGGCGACGGTCAAAGTGGAAGTTCCCTGAACCATCAACCCAAACTCTTCCCTGCTCTGAGTTGTTGATGCGCAAAATGTATTCCAACACGGAAGCGGTTTCGTCTACAGGTGCATTCCCTAAGTTCGCTACACCAGTTCCGAGAACTCGTTGACCTGGCTTAGAGAACACACCAGCGTTGGAAAGCACGGTATTGATGCGAGTGTCAGACCGTTCTGGTGTGGCTACGAAATAGGTGGTCTTAGAGTTGTTCAAAGAAAATAACGCATCAGAACAGTTGATCGTGACTAGAGACCGATTCGGGTTTTCAATGCGCTGATCGTATTGAGTGATGATGCCGGTGAATAGGTAGGTGCCGTTACGGCTGATCCGTACACCAGAGTTCAGCTCAAACCCCAACCGTCCCTTAGCCGTATTCCAATAAGGCGAACCCTCATTCACCAAACTAAACCGATAGTCAGAATCCTCAATCTGCAACACCGCAGTTGAAGGCTGACCTGTAGGGTCACGGAACCTGTTCTGCCTGCCACGATTGATAGACACCTGCTTCACATAAGCAGTCACATCCTGCCAGTCAGTCGTACCCTCAAGAAAATAAGTTGTTGAATCCAACAAACCAGCGACAGCGGAATCCAACACGAACGCATTAGTCGACGCACCATAATCCATCTCCACCGTATAGGTGCCACAGTTAGGAATCGCAACAGCCATCGTGTTACTTCGTCGTCACAGGAATCTTGCCGATACTCCGATTGTATTGTTGCAACGCCTCAACCACCTTCTGAGGCAAACCCTGCTCCGCAATCGCAGCATTGATATTGATCTGATACGTGTCATTCGGCCTTAACGAGAAACCGCCACCAGCCGTTACCGGCACCTGACTCGTAACCCCAGCCATCGGATTAGGCATCCCACCCAAAACCTTCGGATACTTAGCAATCAGATCAGCTGTCGCCTTCAATGATTCATTCAACTTGTCCTGGGCTTCACGCTCACGATCAATCGCATCAGCCAACGCCTCAGCAGCAGCCATCTGACGCTCCTTGGCCTCAGTCACATCCTTCAACGCCTCGTCATAAACCATTGAACCGATAGTCGCACCAAAGATAGTTTCATTCAGAATCGTCTGCTGGTCATTCAAATCCTTAGTCGAACCAACTTGAGAATCCGTAGCATCAGCAACACTCAACTTCGCATCAGCAAGATTCAACTCTGCTCGACGAATATCCATCGGAGAAGACTCAGGGTCTTTACGAACCTCAGCCAGATTCTTCTCAGCATCAGCAACCGAATAGATAGCCTCCTCAACAGCCATCGTCGCCCGCTCCTGCGCACGTTGCGCCCTAGCCAACTCAACCTGAGCAGCCTTAGCCTCAGGACTATCAGCACCATAACCTCTTGAGATTTGATTTAATTTTGCTACCGCTTGAGCAACATCAAGATCAGCTTCAGCCTGAGACTTCCTAGCCCTATTAGCGGACTTCTGTGCATCAGACAACGACTTCTCGTTGCTGGTCACAGTCTTCAACGCATCGCCATATTCCTTAAGTTTGTCCGTAGCCTTCTTAATTGAGTCAGCAGTTTTCTTAACCCCACCACCAAACTTTTCGCTACTGGAAGCAGTTATATCTAGGGTTGCACCAAGTGACCTAGCGATGTCAGTCCATCGTGACGACTCAGCACCGGCAGCTCTGGTTCTGCGATTGTTTTCGTTGTAGATAATTCCTAACTCTTCAACTACTTTCTTTTGCTCAGCCAACGCAGCGTTCGCATCATCCAACTGTTTCTTGGTATCTGCAGGAGTAGAAATATGAAGTTCCGTACCAGCAATCCCGTTAATGAAACCGAACAGAATATTGAATGGAAGCGACAATAACTGAAGCGCACGGGTCACGCCATCAACAAAGTCAAAGAACTCTGCTTTCATTGAAAGCAACTTCAATTTTACTTGCGCACCTGTATATCCAAGATTGTCGGTGAATGCGCTTAAAGCACCAGAAAAACCGCCAGTACCGAACGCATCAATCGCACCCTGAACAGCGTTCGGCAGATTGTTCATCACATCTTTGAACCGGTCACTATTGAGAATCGCATAACCAATAGATTCAACTGCTTCACCGATGATGATGTTGAGTCGTTTCATTTGGCCTTCAAAGGTTCCCGCAGCAACAGCCGAAGCACCTCCGAACTGCTTAGTCAGAACCGCTTGAGCAGCAGCGAAATCCTTAGTCTTAACAATGTTGGCATCAAGTGGGATACCAAGTTTGGTGAACGCACCAACATTCCCGTTCACGCCCTTAGCCAATGCCAAAGTAACGGTCTCAAGTTCTTTACCAGAACCAGCAGAAATATCTAATGCCAAACCAAGTAACTCTTGAGCCTTGGTTGAATCACCAGTTGCACGGGTCAACGTGGCAATAGCAGGCCTTAACTGGTCATCAGCAATACCAGTAGCACGTTGAGTGACATCAATGTAATCCTCAACCTGGCGAATCTGGGCAGTCGTAGCACCAGTCGTCTTGACTAACTGGTCGGCTAGAAGGGCTTGAGATTTTTGATCTTCGGCTGCTGCTTGAGCTGCTTTGAACAACCCTGCTGCGATAGCACCGGTTGCAGCAGCACTAGCGATAGCAACCTGTTTGAACGATGGGACGCTCAAACCTAGTTTCTTCCCTAAGCCTCCGAGTTCGTCACCGATTCGTTTAACGCCTTTAATGGCGTTGCCTGTGTCGGAAATAAACTTAACAACGAACGTCCGCTCACCAGCCATGCGAAGATTCTACTCAATCACAGACTACCCATTCAGCAAAGCTCTGAACTCCTTCAACATCGCAGAATGTAACTCTGTGCCTGACAGGCCATCCCAACGAGAAATATCTACAGGAGCGTTCCACCAAGCGTCAGACAACACCTCTGCACCAGCACGACGCTGACGAGGTTGACGCACCTGCTTCGAGCGAGGCGACACAGGATTGACAACAGGTTCAACATCCAACCTGAACGACGAATCAAGCAACTCGCCATGACCCTCATGGAACTCAAACGGCTGATCGGGTGCATGCTGTGGCAGGTAAAAAATACGTGCAGCGTCTTTAGTCTGAGGGTCACCAACCAAACCAATACGGTCATGCAACTCAGCCCACACAGCCCGCCACAACGACGCAGGCACCTTCTCCGCTAAAGGCAAAACGAGGTGATAGTGAGGATCGTCTAGACGATGCGAATAAGTCGAATACGCAAACCATTCCAAACTATCAAGACGTGCATTGTCGAACGCTTCACCGTCCATGTCCACAACCAACGCCTCAACAAACCTGACATTACGGTTACCTCTGGTAGTGCCAGGGTCATACTCAACCGGAGACCACAACGCACCCGCAGCCTTGACAGCGTTCTCCTCATGCAACGACAACAGCTCTTTAAGTTGCTCCCAGGACGAAGCCAACGGCTTCGGATAAATAGACTTCACATTCCTAAACAGAACTGCCATAACCCCTCCTCCTAGTAGGGTACAGGAAACTCAGCCGAAGTCAAGCATTAGTCCCTAATGAAGACCATGCCCTTATCAGTCATATTCCATACGCCACCAGCCTCAGCCCTAGCCTTCAACGCTGTAGCTCTATCATCAGCCAACTTCGCTAGAACCTTATCAATCGCATCCAAGTATTCCTTGGCGATATTTTCCTTTTCCTTACGAACGGTCTGCCAGAAGAAATAACCTGATCTGCCACGATGACGCAAGAACTGGCGAGTCCTAGGTCTAGCCTGACCACCAAACTCAGCACCAAAGAACACATCACCCCTAGTGACCTTTTGCTTGCGTTTCCTGTTTGGGTTTGATTTAGATACGAACGCAGATTTCTCACTCAATTTTACGGTAGGGATACGGTCACGTCGAGCCTTCATCCCTTTCATAACCTCTACGGCCTGCCTATTCCGAGTAACCGTTGACGCTTCTATCTTGGCTTTGTTAACCAAGTTCTGAGCTACTTCCTGTGCAGCCTTACGCATCTCATTATTGAAATTGGCATCGGCTCTAGAAGCGTCACGAAGGAACTTCGCAATCCCGTCAATTTGAATCGCATCGTTGCCACCAAGAATGGTGACTTGTCCTGCTCTTCCAAACGCTTCAGCCATAACAACAGACTACTTGTTTAGATGAATTGCTCTCCAACGCAAATAAGCAAACATCGTGAACAACATTCGAGGGTCTTCTGCCAGCAACACCGAAGGTGCAATACCTGTCTCAACAGACAGGTAAGCAATCATCCAATGGGCTGACTGATCTCCAAAGGGACGATCACAGCGTCAGCTTGATTCCCTAACTCCAACGACTCAACATCGTTAATCCATGAATCAAAATCCAAACCCGTCTTCTTCTGACGATGCTCTGAATGCCACGCAATATATGCAAGGTCAGTCAAAGTTAGTTCTGCTTCAAACTTCGCAACACTCTTGCTGAACTTCTTTTCAAACGCAATAAAGTCTGGAAAGGTTGCCATGACAATCCGCTTGGACGAATCCAAAGCAGAAGTTATTTCTAACGCTATTTTCATTTTTCCTCCGCAGGGTTAAGGTTTAGTGAGAAAAGATTATGCGCCAGTACCGGTCTTAGTTACTGCACCATTGATTGGATACGTTACAGAGGCTGTAGCTAGGTCGCCTATAGCACCCTGAATTGGCTGCCAAGTTAACGGGAGAACGTCAAACGCATACGATGGATTGCTTGAAGAAGCAGCACCAGTTCCGTTTGGCTTGACTGTCATTGGTACAGCAGTACCAGCGTTCCAAGCGTCGTAGAACAATTTCTCAATCGTTGGATAATCCTGATGCAGATCAAGTGTGATTGAGTTGTCTGCGAGACCTGCGATACGTGTTACCGCACCGGATGAACCGAACGATGTTGTAGCAACTTCAGCCTTTGTCAGGTTGAGTGTTACTGATGCAACATACGACGTGATGTCGGTGTTCGCTGTTGCCTCACGGCACTCGAAGATTAACTAATAAAACTCTACACGCCAGCAGGACGACGAATCAACAGACTAAGCGTACACCACCACACGGAAGTCAACCATCAGATAGGTCGCATCGTTGCCATCCATCGTCGAGATATTTGAGGCAGACTCAACCAAGAGATTCTGAACCACCCCACCCAAAGACCGGTCAGCCTCCAACGCTGCACGAACCGAAGTCGCACCCTCATAAGACAAAAACCCATCCAAAGCAGTCTGAGCTGTACGTTCCGCAGACCTACCCACAACCACCGAAACTGTAAACACATGGGTCACCAACCCACCACGCATCGCCCCGTTGTACGTGATTGAATCCAACATAGGCCAAGCGAACGGAGCATTCAGATTGTCAGGTTGCTGGGCGTAAGCCCGTAAACCTGGGATCGTGGCAAGCGCGTTAGCAATACCAGTCTTAATATCAGTAACAGAGTAACTCATGCAAAAATCCGCATACGACGATACGGTTCAACCAACTGAGCCATATCAGGGTCAAGGTATCGAGACACACGGATAGCACCCAAGTCACCAAACCCAGCCACCCCAAGAGGCGAATCATAGCGTTTGAAAATACGTGAAGCCTGAATAATCGTTGCCTGTGTTACCGGCTCAGGTATCGCAGGCCAACCAAACACAGCAGTCACCTGAACCAAAGCCTGCTCACCATAATTCGCATTCACAGTCGGGAACAGATAATCACCAACAGCACGAATCTTGTCGTAACTCCACTCCAACCCATCAAGATTTCCGTTCAACGGTTCAAGCTGATAATCAGAAACCTTCCAAGTCACATCAAAAGTTCCATCAGCCTGTGACGAAGTTTTGAGTGTGATTGCAGTTCCAGCGATGTCATCAATGGAGCAATAGAACGAATCCTCAGCCTGATAGATACGCGATGCTGTACCGCTCTGCCAGAACTTACGATTGCAGTAACCATCAATAAGACGTGAAGCAGCACCAACACAATTGTCAATGAGATCGTCGTCAAGCGTGTCGCCAACCCCAATGCGTAGAGCTGCCTTAACTTGGTTGCGTGTGGCGTAGCCATTCGTGATGGTCATAGTGTCCTGATTCTAGTTGATTGAACCCACACCACGATACTGCACACCCTCCAACGAATAGTTCACAAACGGGTTCAGGCTATATGTCTGGCATGAGTACACATCCCACAACCGTTGCTTCATCGCTCGCAAATGCATCTCATACAAAGCCCAATGAGTATCCCCAGCAGGATAACCATCAGTCCTATCCTTGCCGTTCAACTGACCACAATCAGCCCCAACCAACACAATGAACTTCGCCCCCATAAATGCTGCCAAGTGCATCGCCCCATGAATGCTCGAAGACCCGATAACCAACTGCGTTTTTTGTCGAGGCCAATCCTTACCATGCGGATCAAACGACGCACCAGGTCTACCGGTACGAGTACCGAACGTGACGATGTTCGGCATAAACCCGTTGAAGTATCCATCGGTGCCATGTTCCTTCTGAGGTGTAAACGCACCAATACAGTCTTTCTTCATCGCCTCATGTTTAGCGTCTTCGTGATAATGGCTGAAACAGTAGTAACCCTTCAAACCAAAAACTGAGCCAACATAGTTCACCGCAATTGTCAACTTGTCCTCAAAGAAATCTGGTGTCAGATAGTCAAGCGTTGCACCTGAACCGAGAACATAAATAGTTTCCCCTTCATGCAGATTCTTGTAATCTTCTATCGGGTCACGTTGCTGATCCAAATGGTCAAAGTCCCGATCCAACATGTGGTCATAATTCAATCCCATCCCAAATCCCTTCTCCGTGATAAATCCCAATGCCCCGCATCAGGCAACCCTGACTGCCAACGCATCGCATGAAGCGCACCATTAGCAGCAAAACTACGCTGGTTCTTTTCCAACAACTCTGGTGCAGACAAAATCGTAGAAGAATTGTCGTGAACAATTCCAGCGTCAGAAGTAAAAAACTGTATGTTCAACCGTTTAGCGCGTTCCTGCCAATCCGTATCCTCAAAATATGCGGGAACATAATTCTCACTAAACAACCCAACCTTTGCAATCGGTTCCTCACCAACCCACGCACAACACCACCCAGGCTGCGCCTCAGTCAACGTCACCGAATCAGGCTGACAATCCTTGTAGAAAACTTCTAGTTGTCCTGGCTCGAAGAACGCATCAGAGTTCAGCAGTATCCAGCCTTTAGCGTGAGGGGTTGCTTTGATACCGATGTTCCATGATGGGGCTACACCGAGGTTCGTTGGCATTGACCAGACGTGATAGTTCTTCACATAGCGACGGTCTATGACCCAAGGGTATTCATGCAACGTGGACTGACCGCCGTTGTCAATGATGATGAGTGTCTCCACCGGATAATCGATGGATTGCAGGCAGCGTTCTAGTAGGTCGTAACGATTGAGAACTGGAACGATTACGACTGGCACCATGCAGACAACTCCTTCATGATTGGCTTCCAGTAAGCCTCATACACGCTGTCAGCACGGTATTGGCTAGCAAACGCCACAGCCTCCTCTGAGACACCTCTGGGAGCCTCGTAGGCCTCGATCAGACTGTCTACGATTGATGGTACCTGTGGAGTACAGAACCAAGACTTCTGGTGGCTATCCCAGAACGGTTGGATCGCTACAGCTGACCCAACGCCAACGAGTTCAGGTTGAGCGGTGTAGTCCGAAACGATGACACGTGTACCGCAAGCCTGAGCCTCGATAACAGGGATACCGAAACCCTCACCCATCGAGCAAGCCAACAGCACATCCGAAGCGGTGTACAGCGCAGCCAACGCTTGTTGAGGGAAACCAGTCCGATACGCATACGGGTCAACAATCTTGTACTGCTCAGGCTTCACACCACACGCCTCCAACAAATGCACCAGATTGATACCACCCATCGCACCATCACGCTCAGTATGCAAATACAACAAAGCATCAGGCCTGTCTTGCGCAAAAATAGCAAACGCCAAAATGTTCTCACCAAAAGATTTGCGTGAAGGATTCTGACCTTTGTTCGCAGCATTCATCATCACCACAAACCTGTCCTCATCCACCTCCATCAACTGCCTACCCGTGAACTCACCACGACCATTGTTCAACTTATGTGTAGGCACAAACACATCCTCAAACGCATGAGGCGCATACATCGCATCCACCCCAGCGTTCTGCAACATATCCAAACCAAACTTAGACATTGCAATCGGTTTCACATTTGAACGCTTACACCAAGCAATCACCTCAGGCGGGCAAGGCGCATGATCTATCGGTACCCATGACGCGATATTTGGTACCTGATCCAACGATGGTGACTTCAACACCCACACATCAAACAACGTCATTAACATCGCAGGAATATCAAGATTCCCATTCGCCCAATCCATCCAATGCGCAACCAGCACATCATCGCTATACGGCGACATACCTCTCGGATAAAGCTTTATCCCATTCCACATCGAAGCCATACCCTCGATGCCATACATGGCATGGATGGCTACTTCGTGTTTTTCTTTGATGAGCCTTTGGACGACTTGCGCTGTTTGGGTTCCGTAACCGGTTGGCGCGAAGGGGGCGTTGGAGTACCAGAGGATTCGTAACGATTCGGAATTGGTAAATCGGCTTGCTCTGGCAAGTGCGCTATTCCCCTGTGGAGCAACAATTCCGCTTCCAGGTCTGGTAACTCGACCGGAGTGTTTTTGATTATTACGAGCATTCTTTCCCACCATTCTCTCCTTCGCAGGTCGCAGGGTATAAAAACAGAATGAGGGTAGGTCGCCCTGCGTGTTCGACCTACCCTCAAACTTACACCGATATTGCTATCGGTTGCACTACCTCAAACCAATTATGGTTGGAGGAGGTGCTTGATGTGTGATGTCTGTGGCAAATCGCCGTCGACACGGAACGTCGCACGGAACGTGACGAGACCAGCATTGAATGCGTAGTCATCGCTGCGATCCAAACGAAGGCCACCAACCGTACGTACATAGTACGAAGGCAAGTGTCCAACGATGACAGACTTGGTGCCGGTTGCTACGTCAACCATTGATGGGTTTTCGTAGATTGGCTTGCCCAAGAGCATGTCTGGCGAGTCCATTGAAAGGGCTGGCTGGAACACATAGTTTCCTGCGGTGTCCTTCAACTTGCGTACTGCACCGATTGACTTGCCGTTCATCATCCAACCAACACCTGGAAGGTTGCGAGCTGCACCGTCCAAGGAGTAGAGGAGGTCGATGAGGTTGTCTGCGGTGAATGCAGTTGCGGTGCCTGCGGTACCACCAACAGCTGATGCTGTGACGATTCCGTTTGCGGTGTCAGTTCCCGAACCAACAGTCAATGCTGAACCAACAGCAAAGCCGAGTGCGTTACCAACCTGATCTGCCAAGAATGACAGCATGTCTACACCAGAGTCTTCAAGCAGTTCAGTTGAAACTTGCGTGAGGAAGCTGTACTTGTAGGCACTCAAGGTGATGAACGAGTTGAATACTGGATCAGATTCACCGATTGCTGAACCTTCGCCAGTAACCGTTCCAACTGAGTAGCTGGACAGCGATGGGATTTGAAGGTTTTCGCCACCTGCGGTGTTGAGGACAGTTGATGTTGCCAATACTGGCGCAATCAAACGTGCCTTCATGATCACCTGGTCGTAGAACGACGTTGGTACTGGTGAACCGGTGCTGGACTTCAGGATGTCACGACGCTCAAATGAGTGGCTGCGCTTCTCACCTGTGAACAACGAACGCAACTGTGCTGCGTCATCGCTTACTGGAACACCTGCAACAGGACGAACCTGATCGGCGATCTCACGGGTTGCTGCATCCATGCGAAGTTCACGAGCTTCGTCTTCACGAAGTTTTGCGATGGTCTGCGCACGTTCGTCCAATTCCTTCGAGATGCGCTCGTAGGTTTGGGTTTCTTCTGCTGAG